GATTCACCTGATTTAATATTAACTTCTGCAGGAAACTTTCTTAAAACTTTTTGTACACCAATTTGTTCATTTTTATGTCTTAATAGTATAAATTTATGTTCTGCTGTAGATGATGATTGATTTGAACTATCAAACTCAATATAAGGTGGATTTGATGCATCAATATTAGTTACGGTAATAAAAGATCTTGAAGGATAAAGTCGAAGAATATTATTAGATGTAGTATTGGAACTTAATACTTCAGCATAATATATGGCACTCGTTGACAATCCAACAAGAGGTTCTTCATTAGGTAGGTATACAATCGCATCACCTGTTATGAAATCAATTGCAGTATTGAATTGTAATTTTGAATATAAACCAGTTGTAAGATTTCTTTCAAGTAATTGAAAATTTTGACCATTAGTTGCAAAATAATCAGACTGTGGAATCCCTGCAGATGTATGAACTGTTCCAATTCCAGAACCAAGTGTTTCTTTAATAACACTCTTTTCAATTAAATATGAAGGCATTGATGATGATGCTACATAATAATTTTCATCTTCATCATTATAAGTATTTTGAACATCGGTTGTGATTATATTATTTCCAAATTGTAAATCAATATCAGATGCAGCATTTGCTTTTACAAGTTGTCTTTGAATGTCATACTCTGTTATTCCATCATTTGTAAAAGATACTCCTAAACCAATATCATTTGTACCAACAGTAACTGTCACATCTGTTTCTATGGGTATAAATTCACCTCTTCTAAAAACAGAAACCTTATCACCAGTTTTTAATTGAGACTTATCAATTTTTGATTTATGATTAAAATCTGATGTTGTTCCGGGCACAGATGTGGCAGCAGGAATATCAAGTTTGATTCGACTTGCAGTATTATAAATCCATGAATTAAAGAATACAGTTTTTCTCGACTTATCACTTGGAAGTGTTGGATTTTGTATTTCTTCACCTAAATTTCTAACTGTTATCTTTTCACCTTCAAGAGTTACACTTGAACCACTACTAGGTAAAAGTTCAAAATTAGATAATACTCCAGTTATTCTTAATTCAACTCTTTTTGTTAAATCTCCATTTTCATAACCAAATATAAACTCATCACTTCTTAAATCATCAGTAGATCGTATTGAATTACCAATACCAGTGCAATTTAAAAATTGATTGATTGATTTATCACTATATGTAATTGTATTAATACCATTAACACCATTTGTAACCACAGTTCCAGTAGTACCAAAACCAACTGTAGAATCAACAGTTAAAACAGTCGCAGTTGTAGGTGCATCTTCAATAACTCTTGTTTTTCCGGGAATTGTAAATGTTCCTTGTATTGCAGATCGTTCATCATAACCTACAAATAAATTTAACTTATAATATGTTGTAATACCTAAATTTCCAGATCTACTAAAAATTTCAACCTCAGATACAGATCCTGAAGTAGTTAAGTCTGTAGACTTTGTAATTGTTTGTCCTATTAACTTATTTGGATCACCTGATATTCTTTCTGCAACAACAACTTCTCTCCGAATATATTCAGCAGATGATGGTTTAATTAAACGATTTTCTAAATCAACAATTTTTGGAGTAATTCCATATAAAACATTAAATAAAATTCTGAATGACTCTTCAGTTCCTTTAGATTTGTATAAAGATTTAGATTCTTTTATAAAATTACTTATATCTACATTTGTGTTTAATTTTGTATCTTCTAATCCGGGAGTTAGATATGACTTAACCTTTTGATAAAACTCCTTTAAAAATAGAACACTTAAATTCTGAACGTTGGAAGTTGCAGTATGAATTCCTGCAATACTTGTAGAGAATATAAGTTCACCTTTATTAACTGGATCTGTATAGGAAGTAATACCACTAAATCCTCTGACACATCCTGTAAATGAGTTTGTGGTTATTCCTGTATAGGTAATAATTTCATCATTAATTTTAAATAATCCATATTCATTCGGGAATCCTTTAGTTGATGAAACAGTGACTGTAGTATCTGATGTACTAATACCTGATGAAAGTGTTGTAACACCTACAATGACTTCAGGAGTTAAATTATCAAGTTTAATATATTGATCTAAATTATCAGTAATATCAACAACACCACCACGATGTTCTTGAGAAATATAGTATTGCTTAAGAAAATCGACTGCTAAAGGACTCTCCGATCTGATAAACTCAGGGAGTTGATTTTCTATTATTTGCTGAACTTGTATACGCTTGTCTATTCCAGTTCCAATCATGTTCTTGAAAGTTCTCCGTTAGAGTAACTTGATGTTACTTTATAACCAACACCGGATATTTGTTCTCCTGATGTGATTGTGTCCTTAACCATATTTATTTGACTACTAGGAACGTTAAAATCTAAGTATAAATCTTGCAATCCAATCACATCATTTGATTCAGGGAATGCCTGTACTTCAACAATATTGTTTGGTTTGTCCGTTGAGATAATATTTATTGTAGATAAATTTATTTCACCATGAACATAATCAACTACCCCAGCTGATTTGACAACAACTATTGTTTCACCACTTGCATTTTTTCTAACAATTGAAATAGTTCCTGTTAATTTATCTGCATTAGGTACATCAGTAAAGTATACAGTTTCAATTGTTCCTTGTATTTTAAATCCAGTGCTCTTAATATTTAATCCTTCTGGTTTAACATTAAATTGATTACCAAAACATAACTCATATTGAGCAAACTGATTTACAAGGGCATTTAAATTACGACGAATTCTAATTCTTGTAATGTTTGAAGTAATTGCTTTATCAATATTATCAACAACATTCAATACTTTACTATACTTAAATCTACCACCAAACTTATTCACATCACCTGATTTTGAATATGTTGTTAATGCTGACGTTATCTTTGATTTTAAATCGTTAACTGAACTAATTTTTGTTGTATCATAGTAAATGAAAGATTCAACTTCAACATAAAGAACCTGCAAGTCAACTATTTTTTGATTGATACCTGTTAATGAATAACTTTTTAGTTTTGTTAAAATTTGTGTTTTATCAAAATCCGATACAAATTCACCATTTTTTGGTTTGATTGTTATCAATACAGTTCCAAATTGTGGTGGATCAACTTCTTCGCCACCAACAACTGATACACTTTCTGTGTTTGGATATACTTGTTGCACTATTGATTCATAATCCCTTGCTGTAACCGCCCTGTATTGCGATGAATACAGTCTAGGTGCAAAATACTTAATCGAATCAACACTCTCAATGTCGCCTCCATTAGACGCTGCAGAGATTGTATTGATTGTTGGAATAGTAGAAGGAGTAATTACCTGTCCATTATCTCCTAAGAAGTTTCCTGCAAAGTTAAAGTTACTTGGCCCATTACCCTCAGAACCTGATGTGACAATGTATTGAACAGTTATAACTGCACCATTCTCTGGTTTTCTTCCAAATATACCATCACCAAATAGAAGTTCATATCTTTCATCCTGAACTTCCTGAATTAAATATGTGTCTGATATTGAACTGATTCCAACTATATTATCAATCATTTTGTATTGCTTACCCAAGACCCCTGTAGACCCTACATAAGCGACGATTGATGAACTATCGATATTTGCGTTATCTAATACAAATCGCTGCTCCAGAGACCCATCAACGATGAATTGTGATGTTAAGAATGTTCCTTCTAAAACTTCAATCGGAGAGGTTGCAGATCCAAAGGATGCAGTTGCAATGCCACTATTAACTGTAGTAGTTGCCACTATACTCTCTGAGACTGAAAACACTACATCTGAGTCATTTGATCTACCTACACACACTAGGCCTGGTTGTAGAGTTATTGAGGAACTTGTAGAGTTGGCAGTAACATTAAATGATATTGATGCTCTTGCTGCCGATTTTGAACGGGGTACATAACCTATATTTCTTGCCAAAGATACAACATTCTCTCTTAAAGTTGCAGAGTCAAGAAAAGATTCATTTACAACAAGATTTGAGTTGAATGAAGAGATATATGTATTATATGCTAATGCGTCAATTATGACTGATAAGTTAGATCCTTCAAAGTCAAAGTCCGTAAAGTTTGAATTTGCTCTTAAATAGTCCTTTATCTGTGTCTTAATCTGATCAAAGTCAAGATTAGTAAATTTAGTAACTGGCATTATCTTGTTGCTTTAAGTATGAATGAAAATTCCTGTGCTGGAAATGCTTGTCCAATAATATCAAAGATAACATTGACCTCAAATTCATTTGTATCAGGTCGAGGATCAACATTCACCTCTAAGTTATCAACTCTTGGTTCAAAGTTTTCAATTGTAGTTTGAATTTGTCTCTCTATAATTGATGCTGTACCAAAGTCAATGAAACCGGGTGCAACCTCAAATAGACTGTCTCTTACATCAGATCCAAGTGCTGAATTAAAAAATCTCTCATTTGGAATCGTTTGTACAAGATTTCTTACAGATCTTTTAATTGCATCTCCATTTTTAAGCACACCGATGTCATTCGTCACAGGATGTCTCTTAAAAGACAGACTAATATCCTTAAATGCTCTTGATATTCTCGTTATCGCCATTAAACGATCTATTTTTATCTATTTATACCTATCTATTTAGCTCATTCATATTATAGTCATCTGAATCGAAGTAATTTAGTATCCACCATGCTACTGAACGTGGATTTTTCGCTCCACAAGTGAAAATATCGATTGCTACACACTCTTTTTCAGGCCAAGTATGACAAGAAAGGTGACTTTCACCTAAAGTTACAGTACAAGTCACTCCATAAGGGTCAAATTGATGCATGTATGTGTTTAGAACCTCTAAACCTTCAGTTTTACAGGCACTTTCACATACTTGTTCAATCTTTTTTGCATTATTTAACTTGTCAAAGGGTACATTATACACTTCAACAAGTAAATGATTGCCCATATGGGCATTTTTCACGGTTTTCATCCTAACTGTGGTTCAAATGGTTTACGATCTGTTGTTTCTTTACGTTCTTTTGATGTTTTCCAGAAATAATTGTCTTCTGAACCCAATCCATCACGGTCGTGACCGTTTTCAACCTGATAATACACGGTTGAAACCTTAAAATCAGGCACTTTTGGTGTTTCTGGAGTAATACTGTTGTCAAATATCCTCATTCTGTTGTTTGGATAGAGACAAAACTGTCCATTATCAAGTTCTAAGAGGTTATGAGACTTATGTTCGGCAGGTTGTTCACTTGTTGAGTAGTCAATTGAGTCTACATCCTGATGATAGTTGTCTAAAGTGCAAATATAGGTGCCAGTTTGGTTTCCATAGTCTCTTGTCATCACTTCATAGTGCATTGAACCGATAAATTGCTTCTGAACAGCCACTACACCATAGTCCATACAGTTCCAAAACTGTAAATTATGCAATGTCATATCTGGTGTAGGTGTCTCTGGGTCACTTGTGAACGCAGAAATCGGTAATTTATCGAACATTGCTGCATAATCGGGCAAATATGTCTCAAAATAGAATGCTCGACCCGGAATTGACTTCGCGGATACCCAAACTCCCTTCACAAATTCGCCATGACCACTCTTATGGTCGGTTAAGTACTCTTTTCTTACCCATACTTCGTAAGAAGGTAAATTCGCAATCAGACAGGCCATTACTTACCTTGCCCTCTTGGTCTTTTACGAGCCGAGTTACGCGAGGTAGCCGCATATTTCGAGTGTTTCCCGTTACCTTGTCGAGTTTTTTTGGGATGAGTTTGAATACTTTCACCCATGCTGTATGTTTTTGCCATTAATCAGGTTCCTCTTCTTTCATTTCAGTTGTAAATTCACTGGGGTCATTCTTCCCTGTGAGGTAAAATTCGACTGCGAAGTCTTGCATTCGGTCGAAGTATTCGTTTTGAGATAAGTCTGAGAAGACTGCCTCACCATCTTTCAGTATTGTATAGAGAGTTCTACGTATGGGGGTCATAATACCTAATCATGAGAATAATTATTACGAGTATTAATAAAGCAGAGATAAGTGTGATCATTTAAATCACCCTTGTCTTCTCATGTCCGACACGAATTCTTGGATCACACCATATCTCATAACCTGCTTCCTTGGCATCGAGACAGAACGAGACATCTTCGCCACACATATCCTGTACATTACCAGACTCAAAGACCTGCATCTTTGGAGCAAACCAAGGATAAGACATCTTCTTGTCCTCAAACACACCTTTCTGTATGAGTAACCAACCAAATCCTGCATAGTCAACAGTAAATGGTTTCTTTCTCTTCTGTATGGTATCGAGAGTCTCGTGATTCATCACACCACCGTTGGATGCAAAGTCATCTTCCTCTAACCAGTGAGCAACCGATGTAGTACGACCATCTTCAGTACAGTACCAACCAGATACAATTGGACGAACCTTTGACTCATCAACTGCAACCTGTGTACCAACAACCTTAGTAATTACCTTTCCGTCCTTATCTTTTAACTCAACACCTTTCTCATCCTTCACTGTCTCAGATACTTCCTGTCTTGTAATTGCTTCTGCAGGAATTGAGTTTAGAATTAACTGGTAGAACTTTGCGGTATCAAAAACAATGTCAGAATCAATCCATAATTGCCAATCGTACTCTAACTTACCATCCCAAGGTAACTGATCAGGCCCTCGAAGAACGTTTGCACCTAAACATTTACAACGGGCGAAATTTACCATTGAAGAATAATCCTGAGATATCTGTATACCTCCACCTGCTTGTACAATATCAAAACACAATTGTACGAAGTTCTTCAAATAAGTATATGATACTCCTCGACCCGGAAGACAGAAAACAATCTTCTTTCCTTTGATTAATGCTTTCGCTAATTCATAATCCCATTCAGGTTCTTTCTGCACAGGTGCCTTTGATTTGACCTTAAAGCCTTTTGCCATAATTAATTCATTACATAATTATATTTTACATCAATATCTATACGTTGTCAATAAGAACTTTCTTCAAGTGTTGCAACGTAATCTTTCGTGTTTTCCGTAACACATGAGTACGTTATTTCTTCTTTCCAATAAGAAGTATAAAGTTTATTCCATATAATATCAAATTCGTGCTGATCTAAATTTTTAAAGAGACATTTATCGTTTAAGTAGATGTGATAGGTGTTACACATGAGTCTTTAAGTACTTGTAGTGAATAATTGGTTTAACTGTGTTAATTATACTATACAATACTGTATTCTGTCGAGCAGTTACTGGAATAAACTCAGTGGTGTGATCAAAATCTTCATCACGAACTGCTTGATTAATAACAATCGATCCATTTATACCTGATATCGAACGATGATAGGTTTCAGTAGGAATGACAAGTGCTCCGCTATCTCGATTTAAATGTATCACATGATAGGGATCTGACCACTTTAGATTGATTAACTCAAATGTACGCTCACCTGATAAAACTCTGTTATGGTCAACCTGATGGTAATGGATATAAAACTGTTTAATTCCATCATACTCATCAGGTGGACTTACTGCAGGGCCTGCATGTTCAACTAGATCAGTCGCATTATTGTTTTTTACTGAGATATCATAAAAAATTACATCAGGGGTTTCACGAAACACTTGATGTTTTACAAATTCAACTTCATTCATCACTTTCAGTAATAATTACTTCACCATCATCAATTTTCCAACTTAGACTTGTATCTTCATACCAATCCATTTCATTGATGATCCACTCTGGTATTATAGCACGATACTCTCCAGTAACTGTATCAACCTCTATGGAAGAAAAATAGCCCCCGGAATTTTTTTGCATTCGATGTAATCCTGTAGTCGTTTTTATATAGCGAAAAAAAATTTTAGAGTTCGTACAAGATGTGTCTCGCTTTCGTAACACTTTGTAGACTAGGGGTGTCTCGCGTTTTTAAAACGGGGGGCATCAACAAACAACAACTGCTGATCCCACGAACGAACGAATGGCTACCCCCGTGCCATTCGCGAATAGTTAAAATTTATATGACTGAACACCTCACGATTTACAAGTTTGTAAGTTCCAAACCCATTATCAAATACATATCCCTCATGCTCTGCTTCGTCACCTTGAAAGTAAACTTCTAAACTGTGGTCATGTCTGCACTGATATAAGCACTCTTCTTTCATGAACTT